GCTTGTTGATTGTATTGTAGTCCTGTTAAACCAGTTGGGAAAACATCTCTAAATCTTATCTCAACTTGTGAATTGTTTTTACTTGATAGTACAGTTAGGGTAGCATCTGAATAGGTACCACCAGTATTTGCTGCACCATATCTTACTTTACCTATCTCTGAACTTGTTTGAGTAGTCTTTGCGGGAAATCTATCATTACCAGCATTAACAAGATTTCTAAATTCTGAATGATCTCTAGGAGCTCCTAGCCCTACGAGCCAACCATGTATTTCTTGGAAGTTTTCTAAATTCTCATCTACTAAAAAAGTCATTTGTAATGGCTCATATGTTAAACGATCTCCAGGTAACGGTACAGACTTTAATGTAGTTTCTTGTGTCGGATTACCACCTAATGTAATACCAGGAATATTAGCAGCTGTACAAAAGTATTCTACTTTAGGAAGCTTAATAATACTAAACTTAAATTGTGTTGGTGACGCATAATCAAGTTTTGTTGGTTGACGTGATAATGAGTTTATAGTTGTCATACTACTATTTAGTCTTGTTAGAATCTACTTCTTTCCACTCTTTTTCAGTAGCTTGTTGTTCTATTTCTTTTTCTTTTGGAGTTAAAACAATTTCTTTTTGTTCTACTTTTTTAATCTTTTCTTCTAACTGTACTAGTGGATTCGGTTCTTTATCAATCATAATAATAGCTGTAATTAATAGTAAAAACGCTACCAAAAATATGTAGAGGTATTGTGTTAATGTTTTTTTCATAATACTATTTATACTTTATGACCATATCGTCTTAACGCAGCCAGCCTTAATTTCTCTCTAACATCTTTTCTTTTCGCAGGGTTTTTGTCACCCATACGTGACGCCGACATCTTCTTTTTAGTTTCTTCAGATAGCTTGTAGCCAGTCTTACCTAGTTTGTTTTTTTTACCTTTCATACTATTTGATATTTTTTGTCTTTGTTCTTTTGTAAATGTTTTACCTAATCTATATGTATTTCCAAGTTTCGCTACCATATTACCATCACCTATTTTCTTTCTTGTTTCTTTTGTATGTGTTTTACCTAAAAAGTGTTTGTTGCCTAAGTTAGCCATTCTGGCTTTCTCTCTATGTATATCTTCATTTTTTAGACGACCTGATAACGCCTTATAAGCAAATAAGTCTTGCCACTTACCGTATTTCTCATATAACTTTTTATGAGCCAGCGCATGTTGCTTAGGTGTCAATTCAATCAAGTTATCTTTATCATTTGTACCACCCATATGTTTAGGTATGATATGATGTTTATGTTTGTAAGTCATATTATTATTTATACAACCAAAGTTTAGTTTCTTATAAGAAAGGCAAAAAAAGAGGCGCCGAAGCGCCTCTCTTAAATTTACTAAAAAGTAAAGCCTACATGATATTTGCGACTTTGACTCTTCTGTAGTATCTGTTAGAGTTCGCAGAACCAGCATCATTTACTGCAGTAGCAGCACCTGATTGAGCTCCAGTTTCCGCAAAAGGATTAGCAACAAGTCCGTACCTTGTCTTAAATCCGATCTTAGGTTGGAACGTATCCTGACCAACGGCTCTTACCATTTGTAAAGGCACATATGGACAATAGAACATACCAGCGTCATAAGGTGAAGTACCTTTGTAACCTACTACGAAATATTGAGATGCAGTGTTATTAGCACTGTATGGATCAATGTACACTTTAAATCTACCATTAAGAACACCAGCAAAAGTATTGCCTGTGTCATCAACAGTTAGATTGTTGTTAAGAGCTGGGTTGTAATCTAATACACCCGCCATTTGTAATGCAGAAGCTACATCAGAAGAAGTAATAAGGATATTTCCTTTTCCTCTTCTTGTTCTTACTGCGATTGCGTTTGCTTCTCTTTCAACTTGGAACATAAGACCTTTGAATCTCTCAACTGACCATCTTCCGTTTGAGTCTGTATCTAAATCAAATACACCCTCAGTAGTTGTGTTTATTGTACCAGAGTTAGCAGATGCACCTTTTTCAGCATTGATGTAAACTGTTCTTACAACTTCTCTGTTGATTTCCGAAAGGATTTCAGCAGATAGAATGTTTGCAAGTTCTGTTTCAGCATCTAAACCGTGGATTGCTTTTAAGTCTTGAGCAAGTTCCATAGTGTATTCAGCTTTAAGAGCTCTTGATCTAGCAGTTACTGTAGATTTCTCAATTGAGAAAGCCATTTCAGCAAAACTGTTAGCGTCAGCATCACCTAATGCTTCAGCAGTAGCAGTAGTCATACCTTCTGATTTTCTGTAAGCGCCAGCTGGGCTGTCGTTAAGAACTGAAGGGTTCGTACCAGAGTGACCACCAGCAGTTTGACCTGCAGTAGAGTCACCAGCAGCATTTCTTCCAGAGAAATCAGTATCTGCTTCATCGAACATAGCTTCTGCGCCACTCGCTGAAGTATATCTGCTTCTCATAGCAAAAATAAGGCCTACTGGGCCTGTCATTGGTTGAACGCCAGCGATATCGTAAGCGATAAGGTTAGGCATTGCTCTTCTTACTAATGAAATTAAAATTGGATCCCAATTCGCTGTTCCACCAGTATTATTTGAAGGAGCAGATTCATTTAAGAAAGCTGCGTCTTCTTTTTGTGCTCTTTCTTGGTTCTCCAAGATAGTAGCTGTAACGGCTCGTCTGTAAGAATCACCGATTTTTGGTAAATCAGGATGCTCTAGGACTGGCTGCCATTTTTTTTCGTAAGTTTCAGATAAATACATTATCGTTCTCTCCCTATATTGTTATTTGACAAGTTTAATGTCTTTTGTTTTACTTATAGCGGCAGTATAAGCAGCCATGCTATTCGTTAGATCAACTGGATCAGTTGTTCCATTGCTCGCCACTACATCATCTATTTCAGTTGATTTTACTTCTTTAGAACCAAAGTAAGACTCTTTAAGAGTTGATACTTTAGTTTTAAAATCGTTCTCGTTTGAAAACTCAACTTCTTCAGCAAGTTTGTTAAACTTCTCTTTAGCAGTATCAGCTAAATCAGAAGACGCCTCATCAATGATGTCTTGTCTTTTGAATTCGCCTACTACCTTGTTTTGTTCAACATTCTTTTCGATTTGTTCGTTAAGTTTTGCTTCAAGTTCTTCGATTTTAGAAGCTTGATCTTCTAGCACATTATATTTTTCATCTGGAACGTCAATGTAATGATCTTCAAATAATTTTTTAAGACCACTTATGAAATCCTCAGCAATTTCGCCTTTAATACCACGCTCGATTGCTATTTTGTTTTCTTGCATCCAGGTTTCTACAACGTAGTTTAGATACGAGTCAACTTTTTCTACCAATTCTGCTTTTGTAGTATCAAGTTCTTCTTTCAATTTTTCTTCATAACTAGCTTTCAATTTATGCTTAGCTTCTTTAACTTTTGAGTTAACAGCAGCTTCGAATATAGTTGCAGCTTTTGCTTTGAAGTCTTCAGATAAGTCTTCATCTTTAGTTAAAGCTTCGACATCTGCAGATACGTCAATAGTGTCTTCATCAGACTCTTCTTTCATATCTTTTTTGTCTTCGTCAGACTCCTCTTTCTTCTCTTTATCTTGCGATTTTTTAAGAGCGTCTAGAGCAGCTTTTGGCATTTCGCCTTCTTTAACTTCAGAGTTTTTCTTATCCGTTTTGTCAGCTTCATCTTCCTCTTTTAACTTAGGCATTGCGTCAGCAGCACCTTGAGCTTTTTGTTGAGGATCACCAGAAACCGGACTGATTTTTTTTGATGCGTCAGGATTGCTATCTGTAGGTTTTACAACCGCAGAACCTAAGTCCTCAGCACTACCAATAGACTTCATTGGTTCTGCTGCAGCAGCATTCTTTTTAGGAGCGTCAGCCATAGGATTAGCTGATGCTTCTCCAAGAACTTCTGCTTCTATCGCCTCAATATTTTTTTGTTCGGCCATTAGAAATCTCCTTTTTTGATTTATAAACGTTTATAAATTTCCTTTGTATTGGATATTTATAAGATTAAAGTTTTGTAAGAAATGATTTGAATATGTCTAGTTTCTTTTCCTCTAAAACACTTCGTTTTGCGTCCTGGATTTGTCTTTTCCATTCTTCAAGTTCAACTTGTTTAAGAACACCGTTGTTCCAAATCCACTCTCTACTCTCCATAATACCCTCAACGAAGGCGTCTGGAGCTGATGGATCAGCAACAATATCAGCCGCTGTGGCTAGATAGAAGTCGTCTTTTACATAGTTAATACCATTTCTATTCATTATAGAACCCATACCTCTACTTGAAACTCCAAGTTGAGCTCCCTCATCAATAAGACCTTTTACAATCTTACCATAAGGCGTGTCCATAATTTTGGCTTCACCAATAAAATTATCGCCATCTGGTGTTAATGATTTCACCATGTGACAAACTCTTTCAAGGTTAACAGTTGGTCCGTCAGGATGCCCTAACTCTCCAAATGCTCTATTTTTATTGATAAATTCTTTTGTATATCTATTCACTTCTCTAACCATGATTTCTCTAGGGTAGACTCTTCCATTTCTATTTTTGATTTCAGATTGTAAGAATACTCCTTTGATCTTGTATTCTTTCTTGCCGTTCTTTTCTTCTATAAGATATTCGGCGTTTACGACTTCTTCGGAAATAAGTTTCATTTGTTCTCTCTCTTTGTCTAATATTTATAACTTTTTTTACCTAAACTCTATGATAATCGTATAATTATCACCAGTTATAAAGTTCTTTGTTGATAGTAAAACATCACCTGTAGGTGTAGTAGAGTTGTTTGCAATTTCATTTCCAGCCGTTCTTAAATCCCAATAACCGTTACCAGATAACAATAAAGCAGTGGCATTCGTTACGCCGTCCCATACTAACTCTATACCTGACTTATTACTATTAGTGTTAATTGAGTACCAGATTTTACTAATTTTTCTATTACCATCTTCAGTCATAAAAGTTAACTCTGAAGCATCAACTTTTTTAACTAAAGTTTCTCCAGTTCCGTCTGATAGATTTGTAAGTTTAGTTACATATTTTACACCAGATGTGTCTGCGATAGTTTGTGTTGTTATTATATCTGCCATTAGTTGTATCCTGTTTCTTTATGTGTTTCTATTACAACGTTATATTTTGTTACACTAGAATCACTTGATAGAAGAACATCTCCTATTGTATCTTTTAATTTTTCTTCAGTAGGTTTCAATCCGTAATTACCACGACCTGATAACACTACTTGTTTTTCTGTGTCGTTTTTAAAAAACACAGTCACACTTCCAGTTCCTTGTACCTCATAAACGATATTCGCTATAGATACTTTTGGTTCACTTGAAGCATTGTTCGAACTTACAACATCAACTAAAGTTTGTTCTTCTTCACTTCCAATACCATTTGAATTAACAATGATATGAAAGTTGTTATCGACCAACTTTGTAGTTGATATAGTCATAATTTAAATTAACCTGTTACTGATACTGCGTGAGCATGACTAGTAGCTGATGTAATTTCGTCTGTTGGGTCTTTACTGATAATAATTTCATCACCAGCCGCATGTAAATAAAATTCACCTATTTTAGTGTCGTTTGCAAGGTTAACTGTACCTGTTACAGTACCAGCTGTTGCAACTACTCTAACTGTTGTTGCTAAACCAATATTGTTCGCACTAGGGTCATTTACTACATCTCCCAAGATTTTAAATTTAGTTGCCATTTTACTTTTCTCCTAATTGTTCTATTACTTCGTTATCAAAATAATCATAAATTTTTTTTATATTAACATTATGAAATTCTGATACTTTTTCAACAGAATTTTCAAACTTTTCTATAATACTACCAGTTTCTTTTTCAATCAATTTAAAGACATCATTTATTGCTTCTTTCATCAACGGTGATAGTTCATTAAAACTTTTTGAATCTATTAAATTTTTATCTTTAACAAGTTTACTGACCTGTGTCAACATCTATTCCTACCATTGTATTTGCTGTAGCATCTTGCGATAAATCTAATTCTGCTTCACCATCAGTAGAACTTGAAACACTTCCATCTCGGTTAAATGTTCCAGCATCAGCTATATCAGGTTTAGGTGAGCTGTGTGCTTCTGCTTCACCCGTTGTATTAAATATAGAATTTGCTACATCTTTTCTATGATTGTCTAAAGAATCTCCAACTTTCATTCTTAATGCATCTTTGAATGCTTCACCAGCAGAGGCGTTATCACCATCTGCTATTTGATCTATAAAATTTTTTACTTCATCACTCATATTTTACTCCTTATAAATTTTCATCATTGTTAGTTACTTGAGCCATTGGATCCTGAATTACACCATCTTTAATTTCTTTTCTGATTTGTTTATCCATTTCTTCAATTTCTCTAGTGTTTTGTTTTAATACTGTTTTTCTTACGTAATCTATTGAGAAAAACTTACCGATATAATCTCGCATTTCATTAGCAAGAGCAATTCTTTCTCTCATTAATTCAGCATTTTTTAGTTCAGCAAAGTGTCCATCTTGTAAGAAATCATATTGTAAAGAATCTCTAACTGAAATCCAATCTTCTTCAGCTATGATACCTTTTAATACCAACTGCGTTCTCATTATATCGTTAAACAGTTCAGTAAATTTCTTCCTTAGTCTTTGTACGAATTTAGTAAATTTCAATTCATCTCTAGTAATTTCTGAGGCTCGCCCCATGTTAAATCCTTGAGAAGCTTCTAATCTACTTACAGGAACATTTAAAGAACGATATAATTTTGCTCTAAAATATTCTATGTCAGTAATTTCGCCTAAGTTTTGACCACCGGGTAATGTAGTAATATCTGTTCCTCTACCACCTTCTCTACTTGGTAACCAAAAGTCTTCCAACATTGACATATAGTTTCTATCATCTCTGATCTCACCTGTGTTAGCGTCATAAACAAGTTTGTTTCTATATCTTGCCATAACATCTCTTAGGTATTGTTCAGCTTTTACTTTAGGTAGATTACCTACATCAATTTTGAATATTCTTCTTTCAGGTGCTCTTGCTATTCTGTAAATAACAGCAGCGTCTTCAATCATTCTTAATTGATTAACTGGTTTGATCGCCTTATGTAAATAAGACAATACCATATTTTTATTCTGATCAATTAATCCTGATGCACAAAATGCTATTGTGTCTGGAGCAATCCTAAGACCATTCGTACCTGTTGTACCGGATAGACCTCTTTCATTATATAAAAAGTATTCAATAAACTCATCTACTACCGACATACTATTTAAAGCTGAGGGACTAGGTGTATCTGGTCTTTTCTTTCTAATTTCTCTTATCTTTTTAATTTTACGAGGGTCAATATATTTTAGTTCTGTGATACCCTTTTTAGGACTTTCTCTATCAATAATTTTATGATAGTATAGTCTACCATCTACATACCATCTTCTGAATATGTCATGTCCTCGTGTATTGAAGTTTAATAACTTTAAAACTTCTACAAATTCGTCTTCTATTTTTCTTCTTACATCTTTTCCGTAAGGTAAATCTGTTAAATTAATTCTAACAGCATTTTTCAATTCATTAGCAACAATAGCTTCATTGACAATATCTTCTATCGCCATATCACATTCTGGGTGTATTGCTATTTCTCTATATCTACGAATTAAATCTTGTTCAGTCTTCCCAAAACCTTCCATGTCCAAATATGAACCAAAGTGACCTCCTGCCGCAACGGTTTGTGTTCCGTCATCTGCTTGGGTTGTTGTGAAACTTTGTTTTGGATCGACTTGCTTTTTAGCCTTTGTTAT